GGTGTTTTTAACATTTGGTCCTCATATATTTCTTTTTTTATTTATTTAGATAATATGCCCACTAAATATAAATTAAATAAGGACAGTTATGAAAATTGGTATTTTTGGATTAGGATATGTAGGATCAGCAGTTGCATGGACACACAGACACCACAAAGTTGTTGCTCGTGATCCAAAATTAGGAGACAACTCTGCTTCTTTAGAAGAAATTAAAACTTGCGATGCAGTTTATATCTGTGTTCCTACTCCTATGTTAGAAGACGGCCATTGTGATGACAGTTTTGTAAAATCTGTACTAGCAGAATTAATAGATTACAATAATATTATTATTTGTAAAAGTACAGTACCGCCGGGCGTTTATGCGTATCTTGAAAGTAAATATCCTAACATTGTTCATGCTCCTGAATTTTTAACAGCGGCAAATGCTACGGCCGATTACGAATCAGCAACGTGGGTGTTAGTAGGTGGTAAAGACAAAAATGTAGAACAAGCAATAAAAATAATTTCTACTAGTACTGTTGCTGCAACACATTATCATAGAACTAATATTACAACAGCATCGATGTTCAAATATTTGGCCAATTCTTTTATGGCTACAAAAGTAACATTTATGAACGAGTTCTATCAGTTAGCGAAACACTTTAATGTTAATTGGGAAGACATTAAAGAAATAGCTAAAAATGACACTAGACTAGGACACACGCATTGGGATGTTCCAGGGCCCGACGGCAAGTTTGGATTCGGTGGCGCATGTTTTCCAAAAGATGTTGCAGCCATTTGCGAACAAGCCATTGACGCTGGCATGAGTTTGGAATTGTTAGAGCGTGTTGAAACTATTAACAAACGACATAGGTCACTTTAACAGTTCTCTTTTAACATATTCTTCAATATTTTTAGTTGGCGCCCATCCTAGCACTTTTTTAATTTTAGTATTGTCGGCTAGAGTAATATATGCCTCACCTAGTCTAGGCTCGATCATGGTTGTTTGGTCAGAAATCATTGCCGCAAGTTCTAATACAGAATGATTAGTGCCAGTTCCTACATTAAATATCTCTCCGTAATGATTGTGTTCAACAGTCATTGCTAGAATGTTTGCATTTACTACATCGTCTACATGAGTAAAATCTCTACGTTGTGTTCCGTCAGGAACAACAGTTAACACTTCGCTAGCTCTAAATTGTCGCAAAAATAATCCGACTACCGGTGCATATGGTCCTTTAATAGGCTCTCTAGGACCGTAAACATTAAAATATCTAAAAGTTACAGTTTTAACTCCAAATAATTTGGTGTACATAGCACAGATTTTTTCACCTGATACTTTAGAAACAGAATAGGGATTTAAACAATCATCTGGCATTGTTTCGTTTAATGGCGGCTTGTTTGCTAAACCGTATGCCGACGAGGTTGAAGAATACATTACTTTTTTTACATTATTTTCTCTCGAACACTGTAATACTGTAGTTGTTCCTACTACATTAGTTCTAACAGCTCCTAAAGGATTTAAAATTGTAGGTTGTATCCTTGATTCAGCAGCACAATGAAATACGTAGTCAACATTCCTATATAAATCTTTAGTTAATCCATAATCAGCAATATCATATTTGTAATATAGCGCATTGCTATTATGATAGAAATGTTCGTGAACTCCTGAACTTTCGTTATCTATTACAATAACTTCGTGCCCTAATGTAATCAATTTATCTACAATGTGTGATCCTATAAATCCTGCGCCACCGGTTACTAAAGATTTCATTATTCGTCCTTTAAATTATACAAGTATTTATTTAGATGATAAGTACTAGGTTATGAGAATTCTATGAAAAAATTAATATTTCAAATTAATGTTCCAAATTATATAAAAACAGACATTGTTACTACCTACACGTTTCACTCGGAAATGTATCATGTTAGTGAAACAAAAGCAAGAGAATATGCTAAAAAATGTGGCGCCGATTACTACTTGTTAACTAATCCGTCTGATTATGCGCCGGCAACAAATAGACATTTAGATTATCAAAAATTAAAAGCGTTTGATTTTGTTAATTATGATTCTATAATTTATTTTGATTCTGATTATATCATTAAAAATAATGCGCCAAATTTATTTGACCTCTGTGGTAATAAATTTCATGCTGTGCCTGATCAAGGAAAATCTGTAGAAAATTTAGCATTAACACTGTCTATGCCTCGTGAGAGATATTTCAATGCAGGGTTTATGTACTTGACAAAAGATATATTAAATGCTACACGGAACCAAATATCTAAATATTTAGAGGTAGAATACGAACTGCACGGCCAAGGATTGTTAAATAAAATGTTTTTTGATAATAACATTCAATTTACTCCGTTAGATTTTAGAGAATGGAATCCAGTAAAACGCACTTTTGGTCTTTACGCAGATCACTACGCTGGAAAACGTAAAGAGAGGTGGGGGCAAGCAAACTATGATAATTAATGCTCAGCCAAAGGCGTTTGTTATAACAATCCCCAATCATCCTCATAGTCAACATCTAAGTGATCAATGTATTGAATCGGGCACATTATTTGGTTGGAGTCTTAAAAAATTTGATGCTATCAATGGCTATAATTTATCAATAAACGATTGGGATTACTATAATATACGATTACCAGAAAACATCAAAGGCGAGAGATCAAAATTTTTAAAAAGAAAAGGAGTTCAAGGATGTTTTTTAAGTCATTACTTATTATGGAAAACATCTATCGATATAAATGAACCGATTATTGTCTTAGAACACGATGCAATTATTACTGATTTTTGGAAACCAATAGAAGTATCTACTGATGTTCTAAAATTGTTTAGTATATCATATTCAAGTGTCAAAGACGACATGTTTACCGGAACATGGCAAGTAGGTGCTCAAGCATATATTATTACTCCTAATGGAGCTGCTAAACTAATAACATGGATAGATGAAAATTTTGCATATCATGCAGATACATTATTAGGAAATAAAATTATAACATGGCAAAATTATAATAGAGATTTAATAGTATTGAATAATAATAATATATCTACTACCAACTTTAAAAGAAAAAAATAATTTTTAAAGAGATGCGTCTTCTAATCCAGCTGTTCTAAGTTTAACAATGTTTGATAATTGCCATTGTTTAATGTCTAATGCTTTGATAATGCCTAACCACTTGTTGCGTAGAAGAGCAAAGTCATTGATAATTTTTTCAAAGTCTACCACGTCAGCTTCGCCTTCTACAAACTTTTCACAGTCTCTAGAGCTTAACTGACGTTGGTAGTTTTCAAGATATTTACGGAAGTGTTGACTACGAAGTCTACGAAGTTCAATATTAAGATATTCTAAAATACCTTCAATTTCTTGAAGTTGGTTAAATCGATTCTCTACAATGCCGGGCATTTGCGCAGAGGCCTTCTCGATGTTTCCCGCTACGCGGACATCTTGTTTTGCTTGAATTAATTCAGCTTCATAATAAGCCACAGCATCAGGAATGTTTGAAATATCCTTAGAGACTCGATCATACCAATTCATTTATTCCTCATCTTCGTCGTAGTAATCTTCTTCCACGTCGTCTTCAACTTCTTCACCATCAATACTGTACTCGATCGCAGTATCTAAATATGGGTCAACTCCTAAAAGGCTTTCAAGAGTAGATTCTTTGATACCATAATCCAATAGTGTATTAACAAAGTCGGCAGCTAAGTCTTTTCTGTGTTTCTCTGGAATATGTTCAATAACCAATGTCCAGATATCAGCAATTAAATCGTCTTTCATTCGTTGACCTCCAAGTCTGATTCAACTGTAGTAGTTATCTCAGAAGTGGAAATTTCACCGTGTTTTGAAATGTCTGCCATTGCAATATCCAATCCATCTTTCTCATTCTTTTCCCATGCCTTGCGGAATTGTTTGATGATTTCGCCGTCCTTGGTAGTGTAGACAAGACTGTTTCCTTCTTTCTTAAGCAGACCTTTAGCTTCAAACAGATCGACTAATCCACTATAAGGACTCATACCTGTTTCGTAAGGAATCTCCACCTGTACACTTTCAAACGGCTTTGCATAACGAGTCTTCATGATCTTACAGGCAGCACGAATGCCTTGTACTGTAGTGGTCTTGTTGCCGTCTGCATCAAGTTTCAGTTTTAATTTACGCATAGCAACCACAATGGAACTTGCGTAGATGAAACCTTGTCCGCCACTGATCTTGTCATCGGGATCAAACATATCCTGACTAGCGTATGTGTGATTGGTACATACCATACCAATATTATAAGCGCCAAACATATTAACACAATTACGAACAAGTGCTGTTAATGCTTTAGGCTTACGACCCATGTCACCTTTCAAGTCACCTGCTTGGAACTGATTAATGTCAGTTGGCGTTAACAACATACCCAACGAATCAATAATGAATAGTACCTTAGGACGATCTGCCTCATCCATAGTTTTGTATTCTGCAATAAATTCTGTAATAGTTTTTGCCACATCATCAATCATGGCCATGTTAAGTTTCAACAACTTTTCTGGACTTGTATCTACACCAAGTGCGTGTAGCCATGCTTCGTCGAGTGCGTTTTCAGTATCAATCAAAATAGGATAGATACCAGCTTGCTGTGCGTTCTTTACTAGGTTGCCTGAACAGATAAACGATTTACCTGCACCTGATTCACCAGCAAATACAGTGACCTTGCCCAGAGGAATACCTCTATTAAAGTCTCCGCTGATAAGATAGTTTAATGCGTAGTTGTTTGTACTAACCCAATCAGTTGGGTCGTTAAAGCCAATACTAAGTCCATCGATACTCTTAGTTATTGACTTTCTAAATTTAGAAATATCAAATGCTTTTGCCATATTATTATGCCTTATTGAAAAAAGAGTGCGAGATTGACCCGCACTCTATGTTTAGCTAAATTACTTCTGACGGTTGCGAATCATGGCAAGGATGTCTTGCGCACGACTTGCACCTTCAGTTGAAGCTGCTGGCGCCGCTGCCGTAGGCTTGGCTACCGGAGCAGGCTCCTCATCAAAATCTTCACTGGCTTTAGCAGCCGGTGTTGATGTATTAGCTGTTGCACGATGTGGATCACCTGTTGCGGCTCCCATACCTGCTGGCTTAAAATATTGACCCCAACGATCCATGTCATATGCTTCACCGTCAACTGACGCTTCAAACATTTCTTTCATGACCTTGAGTTCAACGTCAGTTGGCTTCTTGGGCAAGAAGTCTGACAGATTGTGCAGTTGATGTGCCTCTAATGCTGCCGCTTCAACTTCGGTCAATGAACGCTCACGACGGCTCCACTTTGATGTAGAATAATCAGCAAAGCCACCTTTCGATGTCTTGGCAATACGGAAGTCTACACCCTTGAGGTAGTCAGTTGGCAATTCTTCCAACTCTGGATCCATCAAAGCTGAACGAATGATTTGATAAATCTGTGGACCGATAATGAATCGACGGATTGGATTTTCTGGTTTCTTATCTTCACCGATTGGATCTTCAACAACGAAGCCTTGGAAAATGTATGAACGCTTCTTCCAGTACTTGCGACCCATTTCTTCCAAACTCTTATCCTTGAACCAGCCACGTACTTCTGAAAGGATAGGACAAACTGAACCGTCGTTGTACATTTCCACGCAAGGTACTTGTACCTGCACTGGACGACTGTCTGTTTCACCTTTGATGCCTGCGAACGGCAATTTGATCATTGCACGTTCTACCCAGAAAAACGTATTGGCTGAGTTGCCATCGGGTAGCAAACGGATAACCGCTTCCTTGCCTTCTTGCATGTTCCAATGTGGGTAAATTGCGTTGTCTCCACCGCCGGTGGATTGTCCTGTGGACTTTGATTGTGCTTCTTGAAGTTTCGCACGGATTTCTGCTAATGTAGCCATTTTATATGCCTCCTATGTTATGCCTAAAATGTTTATATGCCTTATGCACATGTATTATTATGCGCTTTTTATTTATCAAGGTCAATGATTATCTGCTATTTTTTTAATATTATTTTGCCAAAAGAAAAAAGTGGGTCATGCCCACTTTTCTCTATATGCTGCCATTGCTCTTTGTCTAGCTAGCCACAATCTAAATTTTACATAATCTGATAAATCATCGTCTTCAACAAGTTTACCAAATGTATGTGATCTTAGATTGCGGCCAAATGTAATTTCATCATCAACGACAAAACTATCACTGTCTTCTAGATCTCGATTACTTAGCGGCTGGCTTTGCGTCTGCTTTAGGTGCGTCTTTCTTAGCAGGCTCACTTTTGGCAGGCTTTTTCTCGTCCTTTTTGGCTTCTGCCTTAGCTGGTGCAGTAGCACTTGCTGCTGGTGCTGCTGGCTTAACTTCTTCTTTCTTAGCAGCAGGTGCCTGGGCAAATGCTGATACTGCGAACAATGATGCTACTACGATTGCTGATTTCATTTTAAAGTTTCCTTTATGTTATGCGCAAAGAATTGTCCCTGCGTATATATATAACGCTGTAGCCTACAATTCCGTTGACAACTGATTTAGCCAAAAGAAAGGGCACCTAAGTGCCCAATCTAATAGAGTTAACTAGACTCTAACTGCTACGAACAATCTTAATAGCCTGCAAGTTCCCTAATACGAGCCAATTCTGCAATCTGTGGATCTTGTTGTTGTGGTGCCATTCTTTCTACCATTTTGCGAGCAATCATTTCTGCCTGTTCACCAAACTTCTTGCCTACCATAATAGAAACGCCTTCTGGACCTTTAGGGAATGTTCCTGATTCACGATCATAAAAACTGTGAATAAATTCTGCAAGTTCTTGTACATTCATTGCCTTCTTTATACCTTGCTGTGCTAGATGTTTAGCCTTAGAATACTCTTGACCATGCTTACCAGGTGTCACTGGCTTGCTTGGTGTTGGATCCGGATCAAATGGGGGATCATCATCTTTTTCACCGGGTTCATTATCAGCTTCGCCCATTCCTAATTCTTGTTTTCTACGTGCTAGGCCTGCTGAGCTTGTTGGAGATTTAGTTTTTTCATCTTCTAGATCCTTTAGAGTCATTGGATCTTCGCCTTTTTGTTTACGTAGATATGCTGGAACATCACTTTTGTTAGGACCGTCTGCTGCTTCTTGAGGTAATTCCTCGCCTTCTGGCGGTTGTTCACCGGCCGGCTCTTCTTCTTGGAAGTCGCCAAAGTCTAGGCCTTCAAGTGCCTCTGGCACATTAGATTCTAACCAATCTTTGACTAGTCCTCTAACATCTGCATCTGGATCCAATTTTGCTGCTTCTTTAATCTCTTTGAATAGTGTAGGATCTTCAATGATGCCTTTTAGACTTTCAATGGCATTACTACCGTCGACTCCAACGGAAAATGCTTGTCCTACTAGTTCTTGTAATTCTTGTTTTGCTGTCTGTTGTTCTTCTGGATCTTGACTAGCAATAGCAGAATCTTCGCCTAACCCCATAACCCAAGATTCAAAACGATCAAACTCTGAATGTTCTTCGAGTTCTAATTGTTCGTCGGTTCCTTGTGTTGCAGTTGTCATTGCGACTATGTCGTCATAGCCTATGTCGCTTTCTTTCATTAGTCTATACAAGACTGGGAACACATTTTTAATATCTTCTTTGAAGTTTCTAACTGTGAATTTTTCTGTAAACTCTTCTACAAATTCTTGTGGAACTTCTTCTTGTGGCTGTGCCTGGAATGATTCACGATATTGTTCGTAATGACTTTGCTTGCTCATTGCCTTGATTTGTTCACGCAATTTGTTTAATTGCTCTGCTGATCTTTCTACAAC